GGGCGTTCGCCTGCGCAGCGTTGCGTGAATCACATTTCTGAACCGGACACTGAAATACCGCCGGGATTCAGGGGGTGACGTGTCATGAAAAACATTGCGGCAGTTGGGGTTCTTGAACGTATTCGCAGACTTGCACCACAGGGGTCGGTTCCACCGTACCGGACGGTGGAGGAGTGGCGGGAATGGCAACTTGCTGAAGGACGAAAACGCAGCGAGGAGATTAACCGCCAGAATCGCCAGTTGCGGGTGGAAAAAATCCTGAATCGTTCGGGCATCCAGCCTCTGCACAGCAAATGCTCGTTTGCAAATTATCAGGTGCAGAACGACGGGCAAAAATACGCGCTGAGCCAGGCCAAATCCATAGCTGACGAACTGATGACCGGGTGCACGAATTTTGTGTTCAGCGGTAAAACCGGCACCGGGAAAAATCACCTTGCAGCGGCGATGGGCAACCGGCTGATGGTGAAGGGGCGCAGCGTGATTATCGTCACCGTGTCTGACGTCATGAGCGTGTTGCATGACAGCTACGACAACGGCAAATCCGGGGAAAAATTTTTACAGGAGCTTTGCGGGGTTGATTTGCTGGTCCTGGATGAAATAGGCGTTCAGCGGGAGACGAAAAACGAGCAGGTGGTATTGCACCAGATAATTGATCGCCGGACAGCATCACTGTGCAGTGTCGGGATGTTAACAAACCTGAATCATGCCGCAATGAGTACGCTTCTTGGTGAGAGGATTATGGACCGCATGACCATGAACGGTGGTCGATGGGTGACGTTTAACTGGGATAGCTGGCGTCCAAATGTCAGCAATATGAGGGTTGTGAAGTAATTTTGTCCGGAGGAAATTTTAATGGAAACCGTATCTGACGCACTGAAAGCACTGAAAAAAGCCTCTTCACATGTGGTGGCAGCTCGCCTTGGAATCAGTCGTGAAGAGGCTGTCAACGAGCTGTGGGAACTCAAAAGAAATGGCGTCGTTGATAAAACTGGTCACACCTGGTTTCTGGCTGGCGAAGGTGAATCCCGGGTAACCGAAGAGCGGCCAGTAAAATCTGAAGCACAGGATATGCTGACCGGGGAGGTCGAACAAAAAGTTACCGCAGACATGATGATTGAGTTTATCGGTCAGGATGGGGCTAAAACGTGTGAGGAACTGGCGGGTAAGTTCGGTGTCAGTACTCGCAAGGTTGCTTCCACGCTGGCGGTGGTAACCGCAACGGGGCGGCTGGCACGCGTTAATCAGAACGGTAAATTTCGTTACTGCATGCCGGGCGATAATTTACCAGCAGAGCCGAAAGCCGCGCTGGTAACGGAAAGTGATGGTAAGGCCTTTCCTCAGCCAGCAGGTGCTGCGTTACCAGTCCGGGAAGCCGCAACACAGGAAGAAATTAAAACAGAAACTGTGGCGGACATTGTGCAGCCGTTGCCATCGTTTACCGAAACGCAAGCAGATGAGCTGATTTTTCCGTCCCTTCGCAGGGCAAACCTGGCGCTGCGCAGGGCGAAAAGTGATGTTCAGAAGTGGGAGCGAGTCTGCGCCGCGCTGCGGGAGCTGAACAAGCACCGGGATATTGTTCGACAGATTACTGATTCTTCCCGCCGTGTTGTATCGGAAAAGTGATTGCCGGAGGCGCTTATGGCAAAAGTATTTACACCAGAAGAGCGGGAAGAAGTGAAGGCGCGCATTGTGGAATTCGTGCGCCTGAGCGGACGAGAAACTTTTCGACAACTGGCAGATAAAACGGGTGTCAGTAAGACCGCTATTCGTCGTTTATCTGGTGCGCTTGCGGCCAGTGGTGATGTCTGGCTCTCTGATTGCGGGGTATTTCCATCAGAGCAGGCGTATCGCGTATGGCGTAAGACACCGGAGAAGGCTGCTGACCCGACACTGATTCGAAAGTTACCTGACGGAGAAATACGTCGTTACAACAGACGGCAGAACATAATTTGTCGTGAGTGCCGCCAGAGCGAAGTTATGCAGCGTGTGCTGGCGTTCTATCGGGGAAACTTTCAGGAGGTGATGGAGTGAGGGTGAGAGTTTATATTGCCGGTCCAATGACGGGATATGAAAATTTCAACCGTGAGGCGTTTCACAAGGCGGAAGAGGAACTGAAACGGGAAGGGCATACCGTCTTAACCCCGGCAGTACTTCCGGACGGGCTGACACAGCCGCACTACATGGATATTTGCATGGCAATGATTCGTTGTGTGGATGCGATTTACATGCTGAATGGCTGGCAGCGGTCAGCGGGCGCTAAGGCAGAGCTGGCACTGGCGGAGAAACTGGGGCATGCGGTGATTTATCAGGAGGTGGCTCAATGAGAGAGGTTAACTATGAGGCGCTTCGTGAGGCAGCACAAAACTATCAGTCGACGCTGGCGTGGTATCAGGCTATCCCGGACAGCCCAAATGCTGAACGGGATTGTGATGCGGCTCTTGCTGCGTTTAAGCGTCACATCCGTCATCGGGAAGCGGATATTATCGCTGATTTGCTGGATGGACTGGAAGAAGCAAAATCACAACTCAACGAGCAGCGTGAGTATTACGAAGGCGTTATCTCTGATGGGAGCAAGCGTATTGCTGAACTGGAAGCGCGGGAAGTTCAATTACCGACTCGCTACGACCTTCGATATGGACACCCGATAAATGCAGATGAGCGACATGTCATGATACCTAAAGAAAATGGCAGTTGGCTTTACCTGATTGACCTAGAACACGCATTACGCGTCGCTGGCATTCGCATCAAAGGAGAGTGATATGGCGTTAACACACCGCGAACTCTGTCAGATTGCGTACAAGTTCCTTAAGCGCAACGGGTTCAAGGTTTGTTTTCATGACCGCTTTATAGCTGTAACCAGTACCGGAGAACAGCCAGATGCTATGGGATTCAGAAATTCAGCATCATGCCTGATAGAGGCGAAGTGTTCTCGTGCTGATTTGTTGGCAGATAGAAAAAAGCGTTTCCGTAAAAATCCCTCACTTGGCATGGGCGACTGGCGATTCTTTATTAGTGAGCCGGGAATTATTTCAATTGAGGATTTACCTCCTGGCTGGGGATTACTTCACGTTGTTAACGGAAGAGTACGGAAAGTACATGGATGGCCCAAGGGGAATTGCTGTTGGGGTAACCCTGAAGATAAACCTTTTATTGGGAATAAGCAGGTTGAATGCGATTACATGTTATCTGCATTAAGGCGCATGGAGTTGAGAGGGCACCTTAATGAAATATATGACGGTGTAATTGTTAATAAGAAAGAAGGAAACGCGGCATGATCACTATTACCAAAGAGCGACTGCTGACAATCAAGGAGTGGCGCGAAACATACGGACCTGGTAGCAACGTTGTACTGCCAGCAGAAGAAGCGGAAGAGCTGGCACGGATTGCGCTGGCATCACTGGCAGCAGTATCGGATGAACGAGCAGCCTATGAATTATTTATGGAGAAGCGTTTCGGAGAATCTGTAGATCGCCGCAGAGCAAAAAATGGCGATAGAGAATACATGGCATGGGATATGGCGCTTGGCTGGATTATCTGGTGTCACCGCGCCGCCATGCTTCAGGCTGGAAACTTTCGGGAAAATAAGGGTTCGTCAACCAATAATTTTCGGGAAATCTCGGAAACGTCAACCAACTATCCGGTAACTCCGGATGGTTGGATAAGCTGTAGTGAGCGAATGCCGGATACCAAAACAGCCGTTCTTGTTGCCGTGGAGTTTGACAGGAAAGGTGACTGGCGAATGAAGTGGGCGACTTACATCCCGGGGCATCCTGACGCTAATGATGGGTGGATAATTCCTGGTGCGTCGTGGAAACCGTCACACTGGATGCCGCTACCAGAACCGCCGCAGGAGGTGTGCCAATGAACTGGCCTGAAGCATTTGCAATTACAGGCGTTGCTATGGCTATCGCTTTTTTAGTATATGTTATTTGTCGGTGGGGGTAAAAACGTTCGCCGGGATTAACACCAAAGGAGGGAATATGTCGGATGATATCTCACTGGCAATGGAAGGTGCGCTGGCTGTTATTGCTGTTGTGGGCGTTTACTGCCTGGTTGTGTTTTTGATGGATCGACTAGGGAACTAAATTCATTACGATATGGGAATTCCCATATCGGGTAAAAACGGTTTGCGGTAAAGCGAGAGTTAAGTAGAATTGCTGCGGGCGCTTGAGGCTGTCTGCCTCGGGCATGCCACCGTAAGGCAGACAGAGAAAAGCCCCAGTTAACATTACGCGTCCTGCAAGACGCCTAACATTAATCTGAGGCCAATTTCATGCTAGACACATGTAGGTTAGCCTCTTACGCGCCGAAAGGCAAGGAGAAGCAGGCTATGAAGCAGCAAAAGGCGATGTTAATCGCCC